AAAGTCTTTGAAGGTGAAATCCTTCTCTTTCATAATCTTTTTTAAGAGTAAGTAATTTAGACATATGATTAGCTTGAGAAGTAAATTTAAAATCACTTCCGCTATATTTCATTCTAACATTTTCAACGCTTGCTAATTGTTGACCTAACCATTCTACTATCATATAAGTTGAAAGAATATTAATTTCTTCTGGAGTCAATGCAACATTAAAGCGGCCACCGCTATATATAATTGCTGGAACTTCTTCATTATTACTTTCAACACCTTCATAAGTTTCTACATCATCTACATAGTTTCCTTCAAAGTCTGTGATATCAAAACGCGGAAATTCAAATTTATGCATTGCCGCATTAAGTAATTCTTCAAGTAATCTGAAAGTATCTAATTCAGTTAATTCCATATACATATCATCAGTAATTTTACTAAGAAAACTATCATAAATCATAGAAAAAGGTGTAGTAGTAGCTATATTTTCCATATTACACCTCCAAGATTTATTATTTATCTAAAATTTTGTATTTACTTTCACTAACAGTTGGAACTGCAACTCTTCTTCCTGTAGATTTGACTTCTTCTTTTACAGGTTCATGAACTCTTCTAACTCTTTGAGTATCTTCCATCTCATCCTTAGTTTCTTCATTAATCATGATTGCCGCATCTACATTAAATCCAGTCATATCTAAAATAGCTTTTCTCTTTGTAATATCATTTATAGGCAATTCCACTGCTAATTGTTTAACTAAATCTACAGTTCCTTTTGGAGCGAATTCTATACAATCTTTTAATTCATCTAAAGAACCATTTAATAATAGTTTCTTAACATCTTCTTCATTGTAGTAATATTCAGGTTCAACATCTCCTAGAATTTCTTCTACAACTTCTGGGTCTTCAATAACTAAATAATCTCTAATTAAAGTTGGACCTCCTGAAATATAAGCTAATTTTTTTAATTCTTCTACTGTAATATTTTTAGTTTCATTAGCACTAAAATCACGTACTAAGTTATTCATGTCTGGAATTCTATATCCTACATGTCCATTATCTCTGTTAGTAACCCTAACAATCTTTTTTTCATCTATCATAATTTTTAACTCCTTTTCTCTCTAAATAAAAAACGGGGAAGGTTAAAACACCTCTTTATTAAAGAAATGCCAAACCTTCCCCAAAGTTTTTATATTAATTTATTTACTAAATCCTAAATAGAACCAGTTGGCGCTACTTCTTTTGTTAAAGATGTATTTCTATATACACAAATGTTATTAGTGATTAATGCACCAACACCAAGTTTTCTATAAACTTGAATTTCTTTAGACCAATCATCGTTCTTTCTATCGTCAACAAGTGTTTGTCCTTCGAAAGCGATTTTAACTGGTTTTTCATTTGATCCAGTTGGGATAATCCAAGCATAAGATGGATCAATAACTTTAGTTGTATTAGTTTCATCAACTAATGATTGATTTAATACAATTACATTATGTCCTTTGTAATTTGCTAAATATCCATTATTCCATTTTTGGTCTTTCATAGCATCTGAAACCCAACCTTCAGCTGGAACCATAGTTGCTGCAAATTCATAAGTACAATAAATAGTTGATTTTCCATAACTATCAGCGATAGAAACTAATCTGTCCATTGCAGTTTCATTGAATCCTGCACCAACATATTTGTTATTAGGTGCGAAGCTTGTGCTTTCAGTAGCTCCGATTAATGCTTTTTCGATTTCTAGATAGATAGCTTCATCTAATCCTTCCATAACGATTTCTACTAATGTGTTGAAATCTACTCTTCCATCTAAGAATTCTTCGATAGAGATTTGAGCAGCTCCACCAAAAGCAGTTGTTGGAAGTTCATAAGCTTTTCCATCTAATTTAAATACTTCGTAAACACCTGCTAAACCAACTTTAGTAATAAATTGTTTAGCTCTTCTTCTTGAAGCAGCGCTTACTTTTTGTCTGAAGATAGCTTTGTCACCTTGAGCAACAGTAGTTATTTCAGCAAACATTCCATATTCTTCTAAAACTCTTGCTGGTAAAACGTCATCAATAACATTTTCAACTAAAGCGAAGATTGTATGTTTATTTTGTTCATATAAATGATAATTACCTGCGATTGCTTTTAACTCACTTCTTAAAGTTTCATTAATTTCTGAAGCAGTGAAATTTTCTCCTTCAAAAGAATAAGTAGTAGAAGGTTTTGCAGTACTAGCAATCTTAGCTAATTTTGTTAAATCTTTTAATTCCATAGTTCTTTTCCTCCTTAAATTAATTTATTCTTTGAAGTTTAACACCTGGTTGTCCATCTGGCATAGTATATTCTTTAACTACTTTCCAAATCATACCTGTGCTAACCGCATTATCCTTTACTAAATATCCAGTGGCAGTATCAACTTTTAATTTATCTCCAACTGCTAAACTGATTCCTGCATATTCAGCATCTTTACTTGTGTTAGCTGCTCCTACGCAGTTTGTTGTATAAATATCTCCAACATTTGTTTTAAATAATCTTGGGTAAATTTCTCCACCAACATAGTTTTTCTTAATCATAGCAAAGTCTTTATATGTTTCTCTTTCATCGTAAACTTTAACTTCGTTGAAAACTAACATATATTCACCATCACCAGTTAAGTTAACTTCGTTGTGTTCATAATCATATTTCATAAATTGTCCATTTTCAAGGATATTTATGTCGCTTTTTAATGGTAATTGAGCATAGATTTGTCTATTACCTTGAGCAGATAAATGATTAGGTTCAACTTGTCCAAAACCAATTCTTTTAATAGTTGTAGCCATATTCTATATCCTCCTTATTAAAATTATTCCTTACTATCTCTAGTATTTTTTAATGCCTTTAACCATTCAGGCATAATAGCAGATCCTTCGTTATTTAAATTATAAGTCATAACTTCATCTTCTACTGTACTTTCATTTTTATCTGTATCCTCTGAATCAAAATTAACCTTTTTTCTAACACAAATTACAGATAATTTTGCTTCTATTTCATCTAGAGAATATTTTGATTTATTTTCAATAACGTCCTTTTTATCTTCATCAGATAACATATAGAAACTATTGATTAAAGCGTCTTTCTTTTCGTTATCTACAGCTTCTTTAAATGTTACCAATTCTTGATATTTTGCTTCCATTTCCGCATAACTAGTTTTTAAAGTTTCTAGCTCTTGTTCTAATAAAGAATAGTCTTTTTCTTTCTTATCTTCATCTTCTTCGCTATCGTCTTCCTTATCTGTGTCTTCAGCGCTTTCATCTTTATCTTCTTCAGATTCTTCTTTATCATCTTTAGCAGCAGTATATTCTTCTTCTTGACTAGGTTGAGTAGCATCAATGGAATCATTAGTATCTTCTGTTGAAATAGTTTCTTCTTCTACAGCAGCTACTTCTTCTACTGTTTCTTCAACAGCTTCAGTTTCAGGAGCTTCTACAGTAGTTACTTCTTCTTCAATAGCAGTAGTAACTTCAGTTTCAACATTTTTATCTTCTAGTTCCATTTTGTATCCTCCTTTTAACGCATGTTTTAGATCTTGCATCATAGTAAATAATGTCTTTTTAAAGTCATCATCCATTTTAGTGAATTGTTTGCTTACTTCTGGTGCGGTAATGCTTGAGCCTTCGAAGCAAGGTTCAACATCTTCACCTAAAATGCAAAGCTTTGAAAAAATTGCATCATTTATTATGAAAAAATCCATACCTGTATTATTGTTTGTTGACCAGCGTCCATCTAAAGTTTCTTCATCTAGTTCCATAGATTGAGGTCTTCCCTCTTCTATAGCTAGCTTAGCTTCTTCATATTGACCTGTCCAAAGATACCCAGTGGTCATAAGATACTCTCTAGTAACTTTATTTCCAAAATCATCAGTATCTTCAAATTTTTGAAACCATACTTTGGCATCAGGTGCAACGAAACCATAAGGTTTAGTTAAACACTCAAACTTAACGCCTTCATCATCAAAGATAATCTTTTCACCGTGGTCTCTAAAATCTTCTTTTTCATCTTTATAATATCCAACAATAGGCGCTCCACGTAGAGTTTTTGCCATTTCTGTCGCAACCTCTTTAGTAATATAACTGTGGTTTCTATTTTCACCTAGATATAAAACTTTTATTTCACAGCTGCTCATTAGTGGGTTAATCTCTAAAGGTTGTAGATTAATAAACTCTGGAGAGTCTATAGTTGCTATTGATTGGTGCATCATAACTATCTATTCCTTTCTTCTTATCTCCACTTATTTATATATAAATAAAGTGGGAAACAATTTTTCTTTTTTTGCCCTGATTTTTATTAAGATTGACTTTCTTCATTTTGAATAGTCTTTTCAGACTTTTCATCATCAGATTTTTCAGGTCTTCCACCTTGGCTATCAGAGCTATTTCCGCCATTAGCTTTATTTTCTTTATTTTGTTGATTTACTCTATTTAATACATCACTATTCATTGTACTAGACATCATAGGAGGTATAAATACATTAACTAAATCTAACATATCATTTTCAAAATATGCATTTGCAAGTATTGTACTTTGAGCTTGACCCATTGCAATTTGTGGTAACATTTTGCTGAAACCAACTTGCATTTGTTCTTTATATATTTTTGCCATATCTTGATAATTGTAAATTGTTGTAGTAAGAATTTGCGCTCTGTAATAATATTTTTTAGGTTTTTTATTATATTTTTCAATAACATCATTTATAAAACCTTCAAATTGTAAAATTAAATTATACAATGATGCTTCATCATTTCGTATTGATTTTTCAAGAGCTATATTACCATCTGTATTAAATTGCATTTGAGAAATACCAGCTTCATTATAAACTCCACGTTCTACTCTCTCTAAATCATCAGTAGTTGCAGTACTGCGGTTATCATTCATATCCGCAACTTGAACATCTGCAAATGTTGTTAATACATCTATTCCTATAGCTTTTTTAAGCATGGCAACCGCATTGTTATGTAATTGTTGTGCTTCATCTACATCGAATACTAAATCTCCATTTTTATCAACAGGCATCTTTTGAATAATAATTTTAAGTAATTCTTGAGCCATTTTCTTTTTATCTAAATCTTTTGCTTCATCTAAATCAATTAATGCAGGAATAACAGACATAAACATTGGTGCATCATCACCATTTATATTAAATTTAATTGTGGCATTTACATCTAATAAATACCAACCTTCAGTATCTCCTGCAAATTGAGGCGGTAATTTTCCCTCTTTATATAAGATATATCCTTTCTTAAATTCAGCAGGGAATAAGTTTAACATTTTAACCCTTTGAGTTGTGTCTTTAAATGCTAAGTCAAAATATCTCATATTAAATTCTATTGCTGGACGTCCATTTACTATAAATCTTGAACGGCAATAATTTACAGGTAATTCTTGAACAGTAATTCTTTTTGTAGTAGGCACTAAATACCCATAATAGCATCCATTCTTTATAACTTTTAATGCTATTTCTCCAAAAAGTTTTTTAAGTTCAGAATTATCTAAATATAATAAGATTTTATAGAAATCCGCTAAAGCAGTATCTTTATCTTTTTCACTAGCTACTTCATCATTAATATAAGGAGTAACCATTCAATCATATCTATACATATAAGCCATATATTTACATAATCTTGAATAAATACCACTTGTTTCAAAATAAAATTTTGATATTTCACGCATTTCCGCATAATCATTATCATATAGAGATTTAAGAATTAAGTCTCTTCTAGTAAATCTTTTATCAACTTTCTGATAATTACCTAGATCTAAAATAGCATCTTCTAATGTTTTTGCTCCTATCTTAATTTTTGAAAAATCAACAGGAACAAAACTATTTTGAGTTTCAGAATTACTGGTGCTATCAACGAAAGACATTTTAAAGCCTTTCTTTTTTATTTCTTCTTTTCTATTAATCAAGATAGACACCTCACTTTTCTTAATCTCTATTTTAGTATATCATAATTTTTAAACTCTGTCAAAAATTTAATATCCACCTTTTGCATAATATAAATTCATAATATAATCATAATCTATTCTACCTTCAACAGTATATGGTATTTCTAATAATATAATTCCATGTTTTTGACAATATTCTTTTTTCTTCATATCGTTGTATTGTTGTTTACGGAGTCCAGTATAGCCACCAAATTTACTTTTAGGAGAATAGTGTTGAATACCTTGATATTCTAATAAAAACATTAATTCATGCTCATCATCAAATACCGCAAAATCAAATCTTAGCGGACGTCCGCTTGTGCTAACTAAATCTGGAAAAGAATACTCTTCTTCAAATACTAAGCCAGCTTCTTGAAGAACTTCTTCAATCTTAATTTCTCCTCTACTCGCTCTCATGTATACCTCCATTCCGCAGATATGATAGACATACTAAAATATTTCTATATTTATATTAATATTCCAGCATCTCAATCAGTTAATTTTGCCCAAAGTCTTTTTAACTTCCTGAGTAAAATACCATTTCCGCAATATTTCTTTTCTTTCTTTTCTTTTTTCTATCTTCTTCTTGTTTTACATAATACATTCCATATTCAAAAGCAGAAAATTTATCTTTTTTAATTCCTTTATTAGATTGTTTTAAAATAATATTTGTACCTTCATTTTCTTCTACTAAATTTAACATTTGGTCTTTTAAAATAGTAGTTTGAGTAAAAGGCATAAGCTCTTCCGCTCTTTTGTCAGGTGTCATATTTTGTCCTACTTTTGTAGACATTAACTTAGTTTTTGCTTGATTTTCATCAATTAAGAATCTGACTTTACCGCTATACATTTGAGTTTGAACATAAGTATGAGCTTCAGTATTGATTGCCGCATTTGCTTTAATTAAATACATAGCATCATTTTCAACATCAGGGCCTTTTATCTTCTTGTAAGGCTCTGTAATATCTTCTGATGTTCCACCTGAGACACCAAAAGCAGGTAAAGCATCTCCAGTTTCTGGATCTATTTGAACTTTTGTCATAAAGTCAATTAAACCAGCACCTAAACCGTTAGCATCTATTGCAACTTGTCTTGCTTTATACTTATAAAACAATCTTTTTATATTAATTGCTTGAACCTCAAAATCTTCAGCTTCATAAGGATATATATTAACAATAGCCTTAAGTGCTGGACCTTGAACTTGAGGAGTAACTTTAATTACAACAATTTCAGTAGTACATTTAAAACGTCCAACGTCGACTCCAAGCACATAGTATTGTGCTTTACTGTTGCGGCCACTAGCTTCTCTCTCAGGTTGAAGTAATACACGATGTTGATCGAACTTTTCTGCAGAGAAAAACGCGTTTTCCGCATCTCCGCTCCATTCAGATTCATATTCTCTTGAAAATGAAGCATCATTATAAGTACCATCTAGCTTTAATCCTTGAATAAAGTTTTTAGGTTGTAATCCTTCCATAACTGGAATTCTTCAAGTTCCTCCAAGCATTATAGCTTCTTCAGGATGAATGATTTGTTGTATTAAAATTTGAATTAATTTATCATAAGAGAATGAATTTTTCCAACCCGCAGTAGTAACATAAATTTGAGATTTGTTTGCAACTTCTTCTTCGTGTCTTGAACCATCCGCAAGACGTCTATCTACAACCATGGTTGGGATAATAACTTCATTTAATTGTTGTTGGTCAATTAAAATAACCTCTTCCATTAAACCACCAGTAGCACGTTTACCACGAGAACTCTGTTGTGCAGCCATGATATCTAATTTACTACCATTTTTAAACACATAAGTTACTTCATTCTTTGATGCTTTTGATGCACCTCTTGACCAGTCTATTTCATTTTTAAGACCTGGAATAAGTTTAACCAATTCCTCAGCTTTTTCACGCGCGATACCTGCCGCCTGTTCCTTACCACCAGTAGTAACAAAGAAGTGAGCTCCAGGATATAAAACGCAACGTAACATTAAAACTAAAACAGCTAAAAATGATTTAGAATAACCACGAGGAAATGTTGCATAAGCGTATTTATGACGCATTACTGCTCTTAAAAATATTCTTTGATAAAAGTATAATTGAAAATTTTCAGGATTGTTTCCGCATAAAAATTCAATAAACATATCTGGATATTCACGTCAATAAGCAACATATTGTCTAATAATAGGAATTTGTGCTTTAATACGTTCTTCTGATAAACCTATTTTACCATTAGTTCTTGAAGAAGATAGTTCTAATAAATTTGCCAAAGCCATTATTCATCACCTAATTCTTCTTCATCTAATTGCTTTTGTTCTTCAATAGCATTATGATATTCTTCAAAATCATTATCATCTAACTCTACATCTTGATCAAAGCTTTCTTCCATTTCTTTTTGAATTTGAATTTTCTTTAAAGCATCTTCAATTTGTTGACCAAAACCTAAATCTTGAGTAACAAGTTTTTTAACATAATCATTCATATCTTTTAAAGTAGCGTCTACTTTATCTTGAGGAACATCAGTTACATATCGAGGTATAAAACCATCTTTCTCACACATAGCAATTAATTCACCAACAGAATCAACATATTCGTCTTTATCATCTTTATTTTGTGCAGCAGTAAATTTAGCAGATTTTCTTAATTCATTATAAACCTTTGAGAACTTTTGAAATCCTTCCACATCACCACTATCTATTGCCTGATTCATTTTTAAATAAGTTTTACAAATTGTAATTAATGTATTTTTTGTATCCGCATCTTGAATGTCAAAAGATTCCATCATTTCTTTATAAACTTTCTCTAATTCAACTCATTCCGCAGGTTTATATAATCTTCCTCATTTCATAGCAAGATATATTTTATCATCGTCAGTAAGCTCTTCACCTAAATCAACTAAATCATCTTCAGACATAAAGCCGCTACCATCTCCAAAAGGATTGTCAACAGCATTAGTAACAATAGGTTGAGCATATAATTGTTCTTGATTTTGAGTAGAAGTACTTACTAATGTTCTGTATTGAGCTTCAGTAATTTCTCCGCTATCTAATTGTTCTTTTAAATGTTCTTCATATTTTTCTCTTTCTACTTCGATAGCTTTCTTTTTTTCTGCGTTTATTGCTTGCAACTTCTCTGAATCTTCTCATCCATAAGGTTTTCATTGTTTTAATTTCATTTTAGATAAATATTTTCCAAACACAGACATTCCATCTAATGCTTTTCCTTTTTGTCTTGCATTTTCAAAAGCCCTATCTCTTAAAACATTTCATTCTTCAGGAATATAAGGCAAATCCATATCTTTTAAAATTCATAAAAAAGTTTCAGGTTCATAGTTATTAATATGCATAGTTAAGCATTTTTTACATAAATCCATACGAGTTCCATTTTTACGAAGATAAAATTGCGCTTCTTCATCCATTACCTTGCCGCATTTTTGACACGCTTTTAAATTACCCATTCAATTCAACTCCTTTCTTATTATTTAACTTCTTTAGTCTTTTTATTTCTACATTGTTTACAAATAGAATAAAATCCATCTTTTGAAGTATTATTTTTTGAAAAAAATCTATTGTGAGCTAATTTAACTTCACCACATCTTGAACATCTTTTTCATTTACCATATTCTTCATAAGTATAATGCCACATTAAATAATCTTCTTTAGCCTTTTCCGCAATCATTTTAGGTATTTTATTACGCCATAAAGAAGATAAGTATTCAACTGTATAAGTAATACCAAATTCATCATTTAATAATTCTTGTATTTCCGCATTTGATTTACCATCAATTTTATAAATTAATAATTTATAATATAACGGATATTCATCTTTTAAAGTTGCGTCTACTAAGTTATCTAAATCTTGCATTAAGTACCAAAAATCCCAAGAAAATTTCCCTCAACAATCTTGTTTTAAAGCAGAATAATTACAAAGTAATGCGCAAACATGAGTTGGATTAAAAAAGCTAACTGCGCAATCACTTACAGGTTCTCCTTTTTCATCTATTGTAATATGTTCGTTTAAACTAATTTTTGTTAAGTTTTTTACAGCTGCTCCTGAACTTCCCATAGTAGGTTTATAAGAGTCTTTGATTATATATTGCTCTTGATGCATTTCTATTAACCATTTTTTTAATTTATATCTTTTTTTACCAGTAGCCTTTTTTTCTTGTTCTTCTAATATTTTTATAGCTTCTTTTAAATCTCTTAACGCTTTTATTTCTTCTAAATCTTTATCAGTAATCTCTTTTTTATGAGTTAATAATATGTTTTTATCATTATCAATAGCCATACGCCATAAACCATCTTCGCCATTTTCTAATGATTCAACGATGCGTTGCATAGATGTCTCTCTTTTGTTGACTGTCACCATTCTATTTTCAGTTAAGATCAACTTTTCTTTCTTTTCTTCGGGAGTCATTGCGGAAACAATATAATTTGATAATATTTCTATATATTTTTCATTTTTTAATTGTTCTTTTGTTAAAGTAGGTAATAATTCATCAACAAATTTAGTACGTTCTTCCGCAGTTTTTAATGAATAATCTAATTTTCTATGTTGTATTACCTCTTCTTCTTGTAATTCTGTTTCCGTAAGAATCATCTCCTTTCTTGATCTTCTCTAACTATATTCTACCATAAAAATTTCGTTTTGTCAAGTTTGTTTAAAGGTATGATTTGATTTTAATTAAAAAATATAATATAATATTTATATAAAGAAAAATAAATAAAAAGAAGGTGTCTTTATGGATAAAGTAAACTATTATCAAGTTATAGAAGGAAGTGAAATGTACTATCCATGGTATGTTCACAAGTTAGAAAATGATATAAAAGTATTAAGACAATTATTAGAATGAGCTGAAGAATGTGGATTTGAATTTGGCCAAATATTTGAAGAAGATGTAATAGATGAAGATGAATTTTTTGATAAAACACAAGGTATGAATTATATAGAAACTATGCTTTATTACACAGAAAGGTGGATGGATAAAAATGAGCCAGGTTGAAGATCGTAAAGCGGCTATTTCCGCAAGGGTAAAAGAGCATTATGATTATTTGGTTGCCGCAGGATATGATGTAGTATTTACCGCATTACAAGGTAGTCAAAACTATGGATTAGATGAATATAGTGATGACTATTGTTCAGATGTAGATACTAAAAGCATTATTTTACCATGTCTAGATGATTTTATCAGAGCTAAGCAACCCATTTCCGCAGTAGAAATTTTAGAAAATGATGAGCATGCTGAAGTTAAGGATATCCGCGTAATGTTTGAAATGTTTAAGAAAGAAAATATTAGTTACATTGAGCTATTGTATAGTGATTACATTGTGTTTAATCCTAAATATGAAGCATTAATTAGGCCAATTTTTGAACGCCGCGATAAAATCGCTACCGCAGATACCGCACAATTTTTAAGGTGTATTGCGGGAATGGCTTATGAGAAAGATAAGGCGCTTTGTCATCCTTATCCAGGAATTATTGATAAAATTGAAAAATATGGATATGATGGAAAACAATTAAGTCATTGCCGCAGATTGTATTATTTTATGCAAGATTTTGCAGAAGGGAAACCTATTGCCGCATGTTATAAGCCAAGCGATGACCGCAAAGAAATTTTAATGAATTATAAGAAACAATTAACTGGTGCAGGAACTCCAATGTCTGTAGATATGGCTGTTTATTTTAGTAAAACATTAGTAGAAAAAATAAAAGAATTAAAGGATGAATTAATTGAGGATGGCGATTACGGAGTTAATGGCGCAGTCGCGTTATTTTTAGATGAAATTAAGGCTAAGATACTAAAGTTTAAAATCACAAAAGAAGTGCTTATGGAAAAGTATAATGAATTTTACCAGTTATGTGAAAATATGGTTTATCCAGATGAAGATTTTAAAAAAGCGGAGATGGCAGCTATTGAAAGATTAAAAGTACAACCGCAAGATAATTTTTTTGATTATTATAAGGAGGATGAAGATGAGACGAAGAGTTAGGATGCCAAAAAGCTTGTTACCTAAACCAAGTAAGATAATTAAAAGAGGTATTTATGAAATGGTAAGTGCGGCAACTGGTGGAAATACCAAACCGCGCAATTATGAGAAAAGAATAAAGGAAGGAAGATATTAATGTTTGAATTATGGGCAAAGAAGAGACCTGTTGATGGAAGAGGGTTTCCTTATGAATTTATATTTAATTTTAATGATGAAAGTTATAAATATACAGCGATGGATACTCTTGATAGGAGTATTTATCAAGAAGCTTTAATAGTAAGAAGTGTAGATAATAGTTGTGTAATGTATAGGGAATTTGAAAAACCGAAGGTGTTAAGGAAAAAATAGTTTTTAGAGATATAAAAAATATTTGGAGGGTGAGGATAAAACGAAAAAATATTTGGAGGTTGAGTGGTCGTGGCAAAACTTTTTTTCAAAATCAAATTAAAATTTTTCACAAAACTTAACCCCCACCTAATCAATTTCTAAAAGTATGTGTGTACCTTTTGCAACGGTCTATTTAGCGGGTCGCAAACAAGCGATGCGATCCGAATTTTACACAAACTTTACACTTTAAAATTTATTCATTTGACATTTAAACTTTACATTTACTTTACACTTTCACAAAACTAAAACTTTTTTAAAAATTTTTAAAAAACTATTGACATCTCTTTTCTTCTATGCTATAATTAGTATGTAAGATGAAAGAAGAAAGGAATGATTTAAATGAAAAAAATTTATTTAGTACAATACAATAATGGAGAGGAATATCCTGAAGACTATGAAGAATTTACTTTTAAATATTGTTATTCTTCAGAAGAACAAGCACTTCAAGCAATTGAAGAACTTAAACAAGACCAAGAGTTTTTAGAAAATATTAGTGAACTTGTTGATACAAATAATATTAATTTTTGGGTTAAAGTTGTTGAGTTAGTTGATTAATTCAACTAACTCTTTAACTATTAATAAATAAAATAATTAAAACTTTTACTAATCAAATAATAATAAAAATAAATTAAAAAAAGAATAAAAAACTATTGACAAATAATTAGTTAAATGATATAATAATAATGTAATAAAGAAAGAGAGTTGAAAGTTATGATTAATTTATTCTTAGATTTAGATGGAACACTAGCAAAATTCAATAGCAAAAGAAATGCTTTAAAAAGATTTGATAATGAAATTGGTTTCTTTGC